TATACCCAGCAGGCTTGGTTATGATGGTACTGGGAGAGCCATACCCAGGAGGCGTAGGAGTCCAGCCGTTATATTTACCAATAGTTCTCGCACCAGCGCGACCATCCATATCCAGAGGCTGCGCCTGCAGAAAGATGGCAACCTTACCCCGAACGTAAGAGTTGAGGTTCGGCAACGCGGATTGATTGTTACCCGTGTGGAAATTGGGGTTTGAATATGCAACGCGATTAACCACGCAGCCGTTATTTGCGCCAAACGTCATGCGGGTCACATAAGTGCTATCAAAATTCGCAGCTTCAGCCAGCGGGTGTTTCAGCAGCTTAGTCTTAATGTACTGTAACTGAGTCACACGCCCGTCTTGATATGCTAACGCCGAGTTCCCTCCGACAAAGGCGGTCGCATCCAAAGGTGCCATCGGACTCGGTTCTGTCGTAATCAATCCAGCAAATGCAGGACTATCTTTATACCTATCGATAAGCGCGTCAATGAAAACATAAAACCGATTGCGTAAAGTATAGATAAGCTGACCGGCAGCATCGTTACCCGTTAAACCATCTTTAAAATGATGGAAATTATAATGATATCCGTGAGTGGCCGAAAATCCGGATGAGCCGTTAAGGAACGCCCAAAGATAGTGATAACGTGTTGGTGGGCTCGGAATTCGCGGAGATTGTGCGGCATAAGGAGTGCCAGTAAATGCCATTAAATCGGCAGGTAAAATGGGTGAAACATCGCCGACATCGCCGCTGAAAAAAACTTTTGACGGAATTAGGAATAATATTTTCTTATTCACCCCATTAGGTTTAGCAAGCGCCGCAACTGTGGCCACGCGGGTATCAAGCCATGTCCAATCCCATAACGCTGGGTTAGAGTTTCCGTTATCAATAGTCCCCCAACCTACCTCAAGCTGAAATCCTTTACACCACAATTTGTTGTCAAGAATGCCGTAACAGCTATTATTGTGAGCCGGATTAGACGGACTATAGGTTGGAAACCAATTGTCGCCCGTATCAAAAGTTTTCTCACTCCCTACTTTGAAATAAACCCCAGGATCCCAAGCAACGTCAGATGGCGGTGCAATTACCTGACTCGGTAATATGAGCGCTTTGGAAAATGTAGATATTTTATTTTGTGCCATTTTAGCCTTGTATGGTGCAAATGTAACCCGGTAACTCAAACGGAGTATTAACCAGATTCATAGCGAGAAATACATTCCATGTTTTACCAGCAACACCTGTATTTACTCCGGCCACATTGGGCACGCCAGATGCCGCAAATCCGGTTGAAGCGGCACCCCATATTCCGGACTGTATAGCTGCATTATTAATATTCTTGAATCCAGAACGAAAAACAAAGCATCTATTCGAGGCAGCACTCAATGTGCAATCAGTGATTTGAGTCGTATCAAGTTTAGTAACTATATGATTAGTAGTGCTAGATGCACCTGGAGCAGCAGCTGGAAATGTAGGGGAGCATTCAAATATCCAGCGGGTATTTGCACGTAAAATAGGCAACGCGATGGAAGCTACAGGAATATCCACATTGACACCGGCAAATGTAGGTGTACCCATACTCGCCACCCATGCTGTCGATAAGTCCACCGTTCTAACACCGACTGAGTCGTTGACTGCAGTTATCGCATGAAGCGTACCTGCAGTCCAGTTTGCAGGTGCATTAGTTAAATACAAGGACGCTCCAATCGATGCGGATGTCAATCCGTGCGATGCGTCAGACTGCGCCGTTATTCTGACCGTACCCCCATTATTGCTGGCAACCCAAGTAACCGCATTCACCGCCACAACTCGCTGAACTACAGTGTTGGTCATCTCGTGGATATATTGACCGTTGAGAGGTCTAAATTCAGTACCATATCCCACATGTGCTGAACGGTTTAGATCATCGCAAACCATCACGAAATCTGTATAAAGTGAGTCGTCCAGCGCAATCAGATCCGCTTGAGTTGCGACAGATCCCGGGCCGCTCACTCTCGTACCAACGTTATTTATTAAAAATCCTTCGGAATCAAATCGGGCAACACCCATTGCCAGCACAGCATCGGTATCCAAACCACCAGCACTTGCCGAGGGTATGAAGAATATAAGCAACTGCTCTTGACCCGTGGGCATTACCCCTTTATTGGTTGCCGTATTAAAGCTAAATACATAATGCGTTGTGAGATTATCAATATCAGTAATATCAAAATACCCCCAAGCTGTGCTGGTTGCATTATTGGATATAAAGCAGAATTTCCCACCGATATCAGCATCATCCAGGATGGCGGTGATATCTCGACCGCCGAGCATGATTGGATCAATTGCCATAGACGCAATCGTCGCAATCGTCGTGGTATCAAACCGCAACACGCCAGCACCAGGATCTTGCATGACAAGGTTAGTGCCGTAAGTATAATCAAACGCCCACGCTCCCTTTGTCTTAAGCACACCAGCCGCTGACATCTCAGCAGATCCAGTTAAGGTAATTGGCACAATATCGCCAGTGCCCCGCCCAAGCATAGTCTTTGTGGATAATACCAAGTCTTGGGGATCGCCGACAGCTATACCAGGATTTACCTTAGCACTGTAAGCTGGCATGTCATTAGCTTGCAGATTGGTTACGGTATTGGCCGGTATCACTGCAGTATTTAAGTCTTGCTGAATGACCACATCGCCGCTGATTGCCGCACGTTTGATCAACATTTGACCGGCAGTACCAAAATCAACCAGGATAGACGCGGTATTTGTGGGTACACGCTCATTACTTAAAGTTGCATCAGCCGCAGCTACAATATATTGAGCATCGTCAGGCGCTCCACCTCCACTACCACCGCCAGTGCTTACTCCACTTAGCGACACCTTTTGTACAAACAATTCTGTAGTCGTGTTGCCGTCTGTGAGAATACTTCCAGCACCATTAAGATGGCCGCGAATAACGTCATCTACATTAAAAAAGGCGACAACATCGGCGCGACCTTGTGTTGTCGGTGATGATAAAATCGTCCGGGAAACAACGTTACTTTGAGTAATACTACTAATATTAGTAGCGAGCTGGTTACTATTAACAGACACCCCAGCCTCAGCCCCATTACCTGCCGAAGTAATAATAACCAGCTTTACTCGATACCAGCCTGCACGTAAAAACTTAATCGATCCGCCAAGTGTTGCGCTATCCGTATACTCAAGATCGTCAGTAGCAGTGTTAGTCGCCACAGTGGTATACCGCATAATTCGGGTGTTGGTTGACCCTACACCATTACCAGTTGTGAGTTTTAGCACGATGTCGTCATACTCAAGCATCGGCATGACTGATAGCGATATCACCCAGTCTGCAATCGTGCCAGATCCGCGCGTCTGGATAACCTGGACAGATAACGTAGTTCCGGAATAACCGGTAACTATCCCTTGCATTAAATTGTCGGCAGGTAATGCAGCGTCCGCAATGGTAAGATTCATCCCCTTCCGAAATGACTTATCGGCTGAGATAGTAAATGTTTTCGCACCATTGCCAATAGTCACACTTGACGTGCTGACATCCTCAACGTCATTGAGATTAAATGCTGCAATTACGTCATTTATCTGCGGGATTGCAATCTTAAGTTGCGACCAAGCCAAATCGGCTTGTACAGGGAACGCCGCAGGGTTATTCGTATCTGGATTAGCTGTGATTGGGTCGATTGCATCTGCCATTTAAATTGCCTCTATTTCAATATCAGCCTGTACGTAATCAGGCTGATCAATTAAGTTACCGAAATCTTTATACATGCCAATAACAAAAGTGTTCTCAAAATACCCATGCTGAGAATTCTCAATACCGGCCCAAAATGTAACAACACCGTTCAGATCGTCAATGAGTCTACCAACGCTATTCAATTTAGTACGATCAATTCGCAATTGGAAATTAACTTTAGGTATATTTCTACGCTTAGTTATTTTAACTTCCCCGAACTCATCGCGCTCAAACGTTGAGAAGTTCAGCTTGCGAACCCCGACTCCGCCCATGAGCGCACGTCCTATGTCTTGCGGCATTCCCGCCACAATCGCCCCGACAGCCACATTGCCGCTGGAACGCAAGAAAGTGAGCTTAAAAGTGTACCCCGAGTTAAGCGGCAAATTGGTGAAAAGCGTGCTACGAATCTGATAAAAAGGAGCGTACGTCCATGTATACCAATCATAAACATCTCGCAGTAATAAATTTTTAGTCTCGCTCGATATTAGCTCGGCGGATGCAGTGAAAACTTCCAGCTTAACGGAATCCGCCTCGGCATTACCAATACCGACAGCTCCCACACGTTGCCCGGAGTTGACAGCCACAGTGTAAGGTGATGCGGTTATTGTTTGAGTATTGCGGTCAAGTTGGAATACTGCAAGCCGGTTGACGTAACCTAAATCGATCCACCACGCATTAGTTTTATCATCAGGATATGCGACCGGAATGTGATTAAGATTACTACCTTGCTTGCTCTCAAATCTATGATAAACCCCATCAATTTGATATGACACGGTTGCCCCAGCGGCATAATTTGTCGCACCACTCCAGGCAGTCTCGCCCGCATCGGGATAAGGCACTGATGAGTCAGACACCATGCTTGGTGCTACTATGATCGGGTTAGTCGTTATCATGCGGCAGTCTTAGTATTTAGAGCAAGTCCGTCATTAGTCATATTTTTTAACAATTGGTAAGTTGCCTTAACGTCGCCACCACTCGCTTGTACAGTCAGCAAAATCTGGCCAAGCAGCTCGACGATAGCTTCATTTTGTTGCGGATTAATCACACGCTCACCCTTATGCACGAGCGCGAGACTTGTCCTAGGCACGATACCGCCAACATCAAAACTTGGCAGTTTATTATCTTTTAAAAATTTATCAATCTCAGCACGAGTATATTTACCGCTCGCGACAATTTGATCACTGCTAACACCTCGCTTAATGGCCTCACGGTAAGTCTGCAAAGGCGTGTGAACATTAGCAAAATTTACAATATCCTTGCTGGATATAGACGGATTACCACCAGTAACCAAGCCCCCAGGATCGACAGGCGTCCCTCCAGCACCACTTATTGCACGATTAAAACCACCGAGCGCTTGTACCAAACTAAGTAGAGCTGTGCTTAAACCTTGAGTAGCTTTCGCCTCATCCTGAGCTGCAGTGACAAGGCTATCTAATCTCGATAATTGCTGATCAAATTTAATACCCAGGGTATCTCGCGTACCTTCTAAGGCTCGTAAGCTCTTTTCAGCAACGCTCAATTGCTTTTCAGTTTTCTCACCGAGTTTATTGACTAATCCGGCAGAAACACCTTGGCTGCGTAAAAAATCAGTACGTGTGGAGAATCCACTCGTATCATTCTGACCAAGCTTGTCAAGCGCCGGACGCAGCGAATCCAGATCGGTTACACCGGATTTAATCGCATCCTGAATTTGCTTACGCGCATCATCTAAGCTAATTGGGTTTATTGCATTAGCTGTATTTTTGAGCGCATCGGATAGCGACCTAAGTCTTGCAACGTTGCTGGTCACACTGCTAATCTGTGTAGTAATTTGAGCGAGCGATTTATTATAACTATCAGTCAGCTTGTCTCGCTCTCTACCGACAGACTCTTGCAAAGCGCTAAAAGCACTATCTAAATTGGTTCTGGCATTTTGCTTAAGTTGATCCTCCAACGCTTTGCTGGCATTACGAGTGTTGAGAAACTCTTCTTGTAAATTAAGCAGTCCAATGCGCAGCTCGTTAGAAGTTCCGACCGCTTGCACCAGCCCTTTAAACTGTTCTTTGGTTAAACTGGCAGATACTCCGAGCGCTTCTAATTGCTCGCCCAAACTTGCTACCATGAGCGGCACTTTCTCAGTATCTTCTAAAAAACTATTGAAGAAGAATGCTGACTTTTCAGCCAACGCTTCGATGCCGCCAACCTGATCGACAAATGCAGTTCTCGCTGAAAACCCAAGATCATCGACAAGTCGCTTAGCGAAACCACTCGATGCGCCTAAATTTTGAGCAGCTTGAGTAAGCGAAACGAACTCGGCATTCAGCCTGGTTAAAGTCTGGGCAGCACCCTCACCGGTTTTTGCGAACTGGGCGACCGTGGGCAGTAGGCTCTCGGCAATCTTATCCGGAATGGTTGCGATTAATTCATCGATCGCTTCAGCCGTAACCCTCTTGCCCTTCTCAGATTTTACTTGTATCTCAGTTGTAAAGTTATTCACAAGGGAGGCTGGTAAGCTGAGATTTTTAGCAAACTCTTTCCCCGCAGCAAAGAAGCTTTTAAGCGTAGTATCAAGGGTATCGTCTAACTCTTTGCTGAGAGCCTCACTGGTTGATCTGTGAGCGTTACTGCGCAGTAACCCACCTTTTGCACGCTCAACGTTAGTAAAATCACCCTCAAACCCACTTGCGGAAACCTCGCCCTGGAAGGATTGCTGACGGAATTTAAAGGGGCCACGACCAAATAATTTGAGAATTGCACCGCCCACAACCGCACCGATAGGGCCGCCCAGCGCAGTACCGATTAGCGCGGCTTCAGTACCGCCGATACCTGCAATTTTCTTATCACCAGCCAGCGCACGACCGCCTAAGAATCCAGCAGCAAGCGCGGCAACAGGTCCAGCCAGCGACGCAAAACTTGCCCCAGCCGTAGCAGCACCACCTAAACCAGCGCCGCCTAAAGCTGTACCTGGACCGCCAATAAATGCAGTACCAGCCCCTCCGATATTACTAAATATTCCTGCACTACTGCCGGCCAAGCCACCACCAAACGCCCCGGCAACTCCTCCCAATCGAGACAGTCCGCCGCCTACTAAACCGTTTAAACCAAAGCCACCACGCGCAGCACTTGCAAGTGACAAGCCATTACTTGCCGCATTAAATAAACCAAGAGACCCGCCAACACCGGAAGATTGCAATAGCTTAGCCGCCAGCACCTCGCTCACTATGCGGGATGCGGTATCAGCAAGCCCAACTAGCAGTCCTTGTATTCCTGATTTAAAGCCATTTTGGAAGCCGTCACGGATACCCTGGGCTAAATTAGTTTGAATATTTCGAGCGGCCTGAACGCTAAACTGTTCGTAGGCTTGCAATTCAGACTTGCGAATATCGTCACCGGCTTTCTTAGCATCGCCGGTCTGGATAATTTGCACCATCTCTTTACGAGCGGCGATTTCCTTATCAATCTGTGCTACGGCATCCACATTAGCGGCCGTAACTTTCTTTTCTTCCAACCTAGCAATTGTGGTTAGTTGGATGGCAGCTTCAAGGCTTATTTGCCTTGATCTGGATAACTCCAACGCCTCATTATTTTGCCGTAAAGCATTAACCTGATCGACCGCAGACTTTGCGGAATCAGAGAACGGCTTGACCAAATCGACAAGCGCTTTCCGCTCGATTGTGAGCAGCTTGACATAATCAGACTCAATGCGATATGCAGCGTCAATTTCTTCCTTGCGCTTTTTGGCAGCTTCACCCGATGCACGAGCGGCATTCTGTTTACCTTTCTCAGCCTCTTCCTGCTTCTTAGCAGCTTCAGCTAGTGCATCCCCAAACCGCTTTTGCGACTCCGCCTCATCATCTTTGGCCTTGATCACATCCCGGCTGGTTCCGATAGCTTTCTGTAGCTGACCTTCTAAATCAGCGAGCTTTTCTTTCTCGTGCTGCAGTGCGTTATTGTCAAAAAATACCGAATCTTTTTTAGTCGATAACTGATCGATTGTTTCCTTAGTTTTGATAATCTCGCGGCGCAACGTACCCACATCACCGAGTATTTTAGGATTACCAAACGACTCGACAAATAATTGCTTTACCCCAGCAAACGCACCGGCAAGCAGGCCGCTTTGCTGAGTTACTCTAACCATCTCATCAGTGACACGTGCAAGCCCAGGAATTAACCCTTGCAGGGCTTCCCGACCAAGTGCTGAAACTGACTTATTGAGAAGGTTTAATTGATCATTAAACTGTTCAGCCTTTTTAGCACTTTCCGCAGTTACCGGATTGAGTTTTTTACCTTGTTCAATTAACTCAGCTAGACCTTTTGATCCGCTCGACAACAGCGGGATGAGATCCGCCATTTTCTGGCCAAAAACTGAAGTGAAAGCTACGGCACGATCTTGCTCACTAAATTTAGTAAGCGCATCAGCAAGCGCGAGAAGTTGCTTCTCAGGCGATAGATCTTTTAGATCTTTATAAGATAGACCAAGTTGAGCAAGTTTTTTAGCGGACTCACTGGATGCGTCACCAGCCTCAGCAACCAACAATGTGAATGCTCGGGTAGCCTTGGCAACTTTGTCAAGCTCTACGCCTGATTGCTCGGCGGCAAACTCAAGTCCAGCGAGCGACTCGACTGCGATGCCTGTTTTTTGGGATAATTTAGAAAGCTCGTCTTGAGCATTGATGGTCTGACGGGTAAACGCTACAAATCCGCTGATAGATGCCGCACCGCCAATTAAGGTGATCGCGCTTGTCACGGCTGTGGCTTTCGCAGCAAGACCGGCTAAACCGTTCGCTGCGGACGCAAAGGCTGGGCCGGTAGCGTCTTTTGCAGTAATGATAAAATTTGTATTAGCCATCAGCGATTGCCGCCATATGTTCTTTTATAAGCAGCAAGCCGTCAATGAAGAACTCCATATCCACAACTTCGAGATACTCAGCGATATCGTTGACAGCCGACCATTCAATTTTACCATCCATCATATTCCAAGCCTGTACAGACTTGGCCGGATCGCCGCTTAATATAATAGGCTTAGCATCCGGTATTGCTTCCTTCATCTGATGATACTGAAGGAAACTTTCTACTTTTTTGCATTGCTAGCCTTGGCAGATACACGCTCAAGGGCGGCTCGTCCGACATTACTGGCTATGTACAAAAACCAGTCGTCGTGATCCCCGATAATGTCATCGAAAAGATCCTTATCAAAAGGTACTTCCTCTTTAGGAGATCCACCTTCGATAAGATCCGCTTCAGTGACACCTTTCCAGCCGATCACAAACCGGCGCGAAATCTCAGCGTCCGACACGTTATCAGCAACAATTGATCGGAATTCTTCGCCCGTCATACGTGTAGCATAAAATAAAATATTTGTATCAGGAATGACAATCTCAACTTTGCGAGATTCTCTAATTTTAGCTCTCAGTGATAACACGTCCATGATTAGCTCGCAAACCATTGAGTTTTACGACGTAAGGTCAAGGCCACATTACCTGTGGCAATACCGCCTGATGCACCATCAAGCCCTGATCCACCAGATACATAAGCATTAAATATGCCAATGTAACCGTTAATTAGAGTAAGTTTGAAAGCCTTGCGAGTGTTGGTATCTTCAGCCGCCGACAATGCCACCGATGTTACCGATAGAGGATCGGCCAAGATGTTAAACGTACCTTTTGGCGCATCGCGAAATCCAAATACAACTTGCTTCTCGACCGCGTCAATAGTTGTGGCATCCAACTCAGCGGGAGGGGAATCTGGCAGCGACAAATTAGTGATGTTATCAAAGGTATCCCAAGCAGTAATCTTAAACGCACTACCACCGGACACATAAGTATTAAACAGCGTAGAATCCACACCTTCGGCGACAAATGACACCGTGGTTGATACTGATTTTACCCGGACAACCATATCGTTTAACTCAACCATACCGACAATACCGGACAGCTTGACATAATCGCCGATAGAGTAATCATGCGTACCGGTTATGACCGCTTCGGAAGCCTTGGAAATGGCGGTAATTGTCTTAGCCGTAGCCAAGGTTTTTTCCATTTGAACATTAACTTTCTTTAAAATCAAGACTGTAGCAGCCATTTTCTATCTCCAATTTATAAAATTACTTCGGGCGCGTCACTTTCTGTGCAAACTTTAATCCGGTACAGCATGCTGACTATTCCGACCGGCTGATTACCTAAAACTCCAATACTAATCTCACATCCTGCATATTCGCCATTATCTAAAGCGTCAAGCAATTCCTCGACCGCAACACTAATATCATCCAGCGCGTCATCCACATTGTCAGTCTGTTTAACATAACCATCGATTCTGACCGGTACGGTGCGCTCTTGTACTGAGGGGCTATGCTCGGTCAAATAATCAACCTTGTCTCCATCAGTCGAGACCGTGATACAAGGCAACTCGCTCTCATCAATCACATATTTACGACTGCTAAAAACCGTGTAACCGCTTGCCCCTAGCAATATGGCTACAAGTTCTCTGAGTTGCTGCCTAACGTGGCTCATTATTGCTTCTCAAGTTTAAGCTTTGCTGATCCACCACTGTCGACCGCAATGACTTTAACTTTGTAGGTAGTTGCGCCGATAACCAAAACTGAATTGAGCGTCGCCGGTTTTGTGACGAACTCATAGTTAAAGTGCGGCGCAGTCGTGTTAACAAAATTATCCTCGACAGGTTCGTTATCGAAAATTCCTACCACTTCGACCCCGTCAAGCAATGCTGTAATAGCAAAATCGTCGGGGTCGTAGAAGACTTCTAAATCGTCAATCACTTCTTAGCTAATCTAAGCGCACGACCGGCAGCCAAATCCTCAGCGTCCAACTTAGCTTGCTCATCAGCCTCATCAGCAAGACGTTTAGCTTCAGCCTCATCCGCAAGACGCTGCGCCGCTTCCTCAGCAAGACGTTTAGCTTCAGCCGCCCGCTTTTTAAGTAAAGCAGCCTCCTGATCTTTAGTCAGCGGGATCACTACAGCAATTAAACTCTTAGCCGGTTCTCCGTCAAAGCCGATAATCTCGCCGACCTTGAATTCGACCGGCTCGATAATCTCGTAGATGCCAGCTTCACCCTTAACCCGCTTCAAGCTATGCGCACGTGGTTTAGCCTGAGCTTCAGTCAGCTCAAGTTTACCGCTCAGAAAACGAGCAGACCTTTCAGTTATCTCGTATTTATTCATGATTATGTTAATGTCACTCTGGTTGCACGTTGCCAGTATCCGTATCCGACACCACGCCATGCATCAATACCAACTTGGATAGCGTAATTGTCGAATGCAAACTCCGAATTTTCGTCCTTCATTTTCAGTTCAACTTCAGATTCCGATTGACGAATGAACGCTTTAATAGGGCTGTCTGTGCGGAAAATTGCAAATGTGTCAGTCCATGTTAACCTGGCGTTCATTTGCACATCTATACGCAATCCGGCAATTTGCGACGGATTCATATCATTGGCAAGAGCGGCATTAATTAAACCTGATACCGCAGCACTCGCGGTCAGATACAATCCGATAGGCACAACCACCAGGAAGCTCGATGCATTCTCGTTCATCGGCTCCCCTTCATTATCTTTCAAGCCAAGGATGTTTGCGATACCTGCCAGAATAGCTTGTTGAAACTCTTCTTTGCTTGGTGCAGTAACCGCAGAGCCGTGAACAATCGCAGGTAATGCGCTGATGTCCACAGTAATTTTATTGGATTGAGTACCGCTAGAACCCTCCGAGTGATCGGTATCGAAGAAGTACTGACCGTCATAACATACGGTAGAGTCACCGTTAATAATGAGAGTGCTTAGCAAACTTGCCCAATGTGTTTGGGCGCGATCTGTAAACTCATTCATTCTTGCAACTATCTGACCTGTCTTATCACGGCGCAAATCCACGATACGGAATTGTTCGGTAGCTTCGTAGTGCTTGTTGAGAATGGTAACGCTGTTACTGCCAAACGATTTAGCATTACGCCCACCAATCCACTCGCGCATAACAGGAGATTGACCCAAGAAAGGGTAAGTCTCCCCTGCTTGATCCGATCCAAAAAGATTGGATACACCATCGATCCAAGCCATACCTGGGTTGGCTTCCAGTCTTGCAAAATACATGCCTTGGACTGCTCGGCTTGATAAAATACTTTGATCTGACATTTTCTACAATCTCCTTTTATTAAGCCTCAGTTGCCCATATACCACGCAATTCCGCGACAATCGCGCCGTTTGCGTCGCCAGTAACCAGTTTGACAAAGTCACCGCGTCTTGCCGTAGCCTTGGTATTGATCAAGTCTTTATTATCAGTACCAGCAAAGTCAGGCCCTTGAATCTTGTCAGAAGCATTCGGGCTGATGTTGACAGCGACCGCACCGAATGATCCGCCATTTACAATTTTACAATTGAGCGGAGTTGCGACAGCAGCCAATGTGATGATCACCGCGTCGGTCGTAACCCAAAACAATTTCCCATTATCCTGAATATCTGCCGTAAAGTTAGCAGTTACCGCCTCGCGCACTGCGTACTCGGCATACGGATCGCGGAAAGCGGTAGCGTCATACTCAACTACAGCAACGCCAGCAGATACTACACGTTTGACGAAACCGATAAATACGCCACCAACCGGCGACATCGTAAATGTGTCGTCATCAGTTGCGTAAACAGGTAAGCGTAAGTCAGTAGCCACGCATCCTGTCACGGTCAATACGATCTGGCCTTGTTGCTGGATGCTACAATTAATTGCACCAGCAGCACCGGCTGAATTGTCAGCTTGTGCGACAGCAAAACCGGCAAAAGTATCGGCCGAAGTTAATGGGCGGACAAGTCCGGTAGCAGCAACGATACCCATCGCGCTACCCTCATACAAGATGTCGGTAGCAACCGCTCCGATATCATTCATCAAGCCTAACTCGTAGGCTCTTTGTTTATTAGCTGCGAGAGTTGTCATTGCTCATATCTCCTTATTTTTTACCTAAAATTTTAACTTTGCCAGATTCTTCAGCTTTCAGTGCAGCCAAATACCACTCGAAATTACCAGCATATGACGCTTGCAATTCTTTGCCGCCTTTATCCCATTCAGCTTTTGCACGATCTTCGACCGGCAAATTAGGGTTAGTTGTCGTAGCTTCTACGATCGGCGACGCTTCCATCTTGATCACATTCGGGGCATCATTTTCCAAACTCGTCAGCGCTTTAGTCTTCAGCTCTTTTTCCTTGGCAATGATAGCCAGGGCGATGTCGCCGCCGTTTGACTTGCCATCAAATTTTAAACTGGCAACAAGCGCTTCATATCCAGGTAACGTTGCATCCTCGCATCCTTGGATACGCAGACGCTCAGACGATGCGGCCTCGACAGCAATCATCGCGCATAGTTCAGGATGTGCGGCTTTAAACTCAGCCAGCGTCATTTCAACTTTTTCAGCTTTTGCAGTACTCATGGGCCATACTCCTGTACTCATGTTATAAATAGTTTCTTCAAATGTTGCTATGTGGTCAATCAACCCGCGAGTTTGAGCCTCACCAGCAAGGAAAACTCGACCGTCAGCCATATCAGCCAGCACAGTTTCCGCGCTTACACCACGATAATCAGCGATACGATCTACCATTATCGAGTAAATCTGGTTGACTTGATCCTGGATAGTGGCGTGGCCTTCTTCACTGAGAGGCGCGTTCTGACTTGCAATGCGTTTATATTTTCCAGCAGATATGTCGGTCACAGTGATGCCTTCTTTGGCATTAGCCTGAGATACGTCAGTGTGGCTAGTAACCACACCTATGCTACCAATCATTGTTGTTGCACCTGATGCGACAATTTCAGTAGCAGCTGATCCAATCCAGTAAGCGGCGCTGGCCATCAGGCCGTCAGCAAAAGCTATAATCGGCTTAACGAGAGAAGCTGCCCGAATCAGATCGGCCAAACCTTCAGTACCATCAACCGTACCGCCAGGGGATTCGATACGAAGTAGAATAAAGTTAACATCAGGGTCAGCGAGTGCGGCGTTGATGTCTCTTGCAATCAACTCTGTGGACGCTCCGCCAGATATAGCGGAGAACATGTTCATTTTCTTACCGATGATACCCATGATAGGGATCACCGCAACGCCGTCGATTACTTCATAGCCTTGCTCGGCATTGACAAGCGGCTTACCTATACGAGCTTCAATACCTTCGATATCAACCTTATCTCGACGCAAATGGGCAGCATAAACCTCGCTGATAGCTTGCAGCTTTTCGGGCATGATAGCCCAGGGTGAGTTTAGAACATCGGTAATATTCATATGGCGTGGAAATTACCACACCATAAAGTCTCTAATCTATACTGAAAATGAAAATAATGCTTGCATTTAATTAAAATAGGAATATAATTACTACATCAACAACAAGGAGAGAGAAAATGAAAACATCACACACCAACCAAACAGTTAGCCACGCTATCAACGGTATTGATTTTGTATCTACCTACAAAATAACCACGAGGTCAGGTTTTAACGGATCATCTCTAGAATGCGTAGAGGTGGATCACGCATATTCTGATGGTCTTGTAATAGCGTCAAATACCATAAGCAACCACGCCTCCCCTAACTCCGCATGGGAAGCATACAAAAATGCGGTATCAAACCGCACATGGGGAGAAATGTAATTATAAAGGAGAGAGAGAGAGAATGAAATTAAGCAAATGGGTCAAACCAGGAACAAACGAAGTAAGGATCTGCGTCAACGACTGCGAATTGTCAGATAAGAAGCCATTCATAGTTAAAAACGGCAGCGGTAACTGGGAAATAAAATGAAATCTAAAACTAACCCAAAAGGCGCAGGGCGCAAGCCCTCTCCTGACAAAAAGATCCGCATATCAACAAGTCTTGCTGTCGACGTCGTAGATTATTTAGATAGTAGGAATGATATACCTAAGGCTCAGTTGATTGAAATGGCTGTCCGGCGATTGCGGGATCTTGCTTAATGCCACCTTCAACCATTATTTCATTCTCTTTGATAAGCTGAGATAGGTTGCTTTCCCAATCACCTCCGTCATGTAGCATGGACTCTTTCTCGCGTGTGGATATGCCCAAATTGATGCGCTCTTTAGCAGCGTTCACTTCTTTTAACGGCTCAATACTACCTTGCCCGTCACCTATCCACACTGCGCGAGTATAGGCTTGTCGTAATCTCACATCATTAAAAAATCCAGGCGCTGATATACGGTTACGAGCGACAGCTTCCTCAAACCACAATTCCTTAATCGGATCGCAAAAGTCCGTAACCATGAAATCTCGCCCAACTCGGACAGTCTTCCAAAAGTCAAGTAATGCTGCACGGCTGGCTGAGTAGCTGGATTGAAAACTTTTTAACAAAACTTCTCTGGGAATACCGAGAGCAGTTCCAACTTGCGTGACCATGCTCAAGAAAAAAGGATCAAAATTAGCGTTTGGATGCCCAAGATTGACAGCAACCGGCTCTTCCCCTGGTAGCAAGTTAACTACCTTACCTGGCCCATCAAGAGTCGTGGCGATGTCACCCTTCCACTTCATAGCACCGTCTTGCAAGCGCTGCCTAGTGTCATCATCAAACAAGCTGCCGAATGCTTCGGGATCCATACGCATAAAGACTGCGAAAGCAGAAGCAATCACGGCGGCTTGCAGCTCAGCTTCGGTATGTCGTGATATTTGCTTGAGGATCTCAATTACCGGAGAAAGAAAAGGTACTCCACGAGTTTGCCCAGGGCGCTTTTTGTGGAAAAGATGGATGACATTCTTGCGCCCATTTTTACCATAAGCATCAACTTCCTCGCATTCCAAACTTGCGCCCAATACTGCACCTGGGTGCTTCTTAGAAATCCAATATTTTACCGGAGCGCCATTGTCATCGATAGCCACACCGGCAACGCGTGTTGAGGAATCTTGCGCTCGACCTGGATTAATTAACCGGTCGCCCTCAATGATCTGGATAGCAAGCTGATACGGGCTTTTTCTATTCTTAATGCTTGGAGTTATCGCAATGCAATCGCCAGACTCAAGCATCGACCTAAATGCAAGATTGGTTAATTGATAAAAATTATGCATTCTTGACACATCGCAATCTTTACTACTGCAAAATAGTTCCCACTCTGATCTAACTTGTTTTATCCATTGAGCTTTATACTCATCCGTCCAACCTAAAAGCTCACCGTCCGGATTAGGTTGCATGGATAAGCCTGTGCCAATTGTATTAAGTACAGACACATCTATTGCGCCGCAAGCAAGCGGGCTATTACGAACTAGATCCCTACTACGAGCGCGTAGAGTCTCAAGATCATAAACGGTATCCGCATTCGCATCACCGGCGATCACACGGTAATCGCGCATCGCTGGGCGTGATCTGGATGCGCCGTTATATGAGCCACCCATGAATGCGCTAAAGCCGTTAACAAACCGATCAATTATTTTCATGTGAGCTTTACCAAGAAGGACTTACAATTCGAGTACGACCTCGACCGCTTTCTTTAGCGGTCAAATCTTTAATGCGGCGATCCCAAAGATCTATCCCGGCTTGGATCTCAGCAAGGTTAGCGCGGGTTAACGTGCGGCCCAGCAGCGAATATGATTGATTAGATAAAACTTTGCGCTCAGCGTCAAGATATAAGTCAAGTTGCGCTTGCGCCAATGCCACCGTCAGACCGGCCATGTCGATTCCTTAGAATTTTACGCATTTGATAATACGTGTTTTTCCCGATACCAGCAAGCCGTCGCACTTCTTTTTCGCGCTTACCTTGTTGATAAAATACAATTGCACGTCGCATCCTCACGCTCATACCCACATTGCGTGCGATGTAATTGTTACGCCCACCCTTTGCCTCGCGCACGATGGTCTCAAAGTTATCGATCTGAGCAAGAGCATTGGGGTTGTCAGCAACTTCAGCGCGTATTAGTTCTAAAATATCATCCAGTACATCCATTACCAACGCCCTCCGGTTCCCAGTGAAATTTTGCCTGACGGCAATACCTTTGTCGGCACTTTAATCTCTTGCTCTAACCTATCCCAATAAGCATCATTAGCGAGATTAGCTCGTATACTTTGATGATATAAAGCGGCATAGGCGTAGACCGTGGTATCAAGCGGTTCATTGCGGATACCTGATTTTTTAACATACCTCAAATTTTGCCTGTCAAATGTTTCGGATACAATTCCGGCAAAATAGTTATCATCAAAATCTTTAGAAAAATTTAGCATACGGTCATCAGGCTCTTTAACCGCATCATTTTGCAATCTAGCAAAAAGGTTATGTTTAATCTCAATACCACCAACTTCATGTAGCATCACCCCACGCTTATCCGATACACCTTTCCAGTTGACATCTTGCATTTTACCCTTGCCAAGCGGCGGGGCTTTCAGCTTAGTCGATCCGAATATCGCAATCGGAGTTTTAATATTGCGACTACGCACATAATTTTTAACCGCTTCCCCGCGATGACCGCCAGTATCGATACAAGTAGCCTTGACAATTAAGTTCCCTATCGGAGTATTAAGCAACTCGGTCAAATCTTCCCAAACTTCAGGCTCAGCAGGATCGCCCATCAACTCAACGTAGTCAATCGCCCAACCACGCAACCCACGACCCCATCCCCAAATATGAACAGCAAGCCGGTTATCCTGGGTATCCACACCTGCTGTCAGCAATAATACGCCGGGAGGTAGTGTGCGTACCCGATAATCCATAGCGCGATCCATAACCGCTTGATGCGTAGTTACGTCAGTCGTGCGTTTAAATGTCCTGGCCAGCCTGGTGTTAGTAAAAACAATAAGCTCGTTCTCATTACCAGCATCAGCAAGCCTTACCGCACGTTTATGATCTGCAAGCAATGATGCCCAACTTTTCCAGCCGAACGGTAAAAACATCGCGGAAGCTTCAAAGGTTTCAATTCTAAGATCACTACCTTCTACCGGATCCGTCCACAACCCGCCCTTAAACATTTGAGTCTTATGCTGCTCGTAATGCAAACCTCCGCACTCAACACACGGATAAGCTGCATCCTCAAGCAAATTCTCGAAAATTAACTGTTGCGCATGACCGCAATGAACGCACTCTGCGAGAGGATGCCGCTGCGTACCTGAGTCAAACAACTCTTTGATGCGAGACCTACCGTCAATCGTGGGGCTTGAGTAGTAATAAGACTTGCGATTATGCTCAAAAGTGGTTTGTCTTGCCTCAGCCAGCTTGATAGGATCACCCTCGTCATCCACATCGCCAACGCAGCGGTCAACCTCGTCGATAGATACGCGCCGCGCTGGCACTTCTGCTAGGTTAGCAGCCCTGCCGGCCGTGGCGATAAACACACTGCCGCCGACATATTCCTTCTGATCCATGCTGTTCTTGGCATCCCGACTACGCGGATCGGCGACCAGATTAGTGATGGCCGGAACAGCGGCAATGGTCTTGTCAATACGCACAGCTATCCGCTTATGCAGTGCACCTGTGGGCATCAACCATAGAAAGTTTGAAGGGGATTGGTGAACGGTAGAACAAAACCAATTTAAAGCAATTTGCGTTTTGAACATCTGACTCGCCACCATAGCCACAACGGTATGGCATGGGTGATTGTCCGACAAGCATCGCATTATCTCCCGGGCATGCGGGGTGCGAGATGTTTTGTAATCGCCATACTCGTTACTACCTGAAGACTTTGGGATGATCATATGCTCATCCGACCATTCATCTACCCATAGATTAGGATCGGGCATTAAGCCAGCTGATAACGCGTCGAATAGCGATTGATTAGTGTTCAATTATCGGCAACTTTGCAAAGGCGTCTAACATGGCGCGATGTTCTTCATTCAGCAATCGCTCAACTTCTACGATATCGGGATTACCGGCCACAAGAGGGGCGATGCGGCGAGCGCTAACGGTGAGTTGATCTCGAAAATGCCGCGCTCT